TAAAACTGCACCAACAGTTACATTCTCTGCTCCAACAGGATCAGGCAACAATGCAACTGCAACAGCAACTATTCAAGATATTGCAATAAGTGGTGGTAGAGTTGATTCTTTATCAATTAGTAGTGAGGGCAGATTCTACACCTCAGCTCCAACAGTAACGTTAACTCATCCAGGAACATCAGCAGCTGCTGCTACCATTGGTATTGCTGTATCATCTATAAATCCAAGTTCTATAGCATTCAGCACCACTGGTAGAGCATATACATCTGCTCCAACTGTAGCAATCACTACATCTGGAACAATGGATGAACCAACAGTGGTTGCTGTTGGTATTGCCACTATTCACCCAATTACAGGTATTGTAACAGCAGTTTCCTTTAATAATGATGATGCTTGGGCAGTTGGAACTTCAGCAACCATTGGTGCAGGGTACACTGTTGCACCTAATATCAGTTTCTCTGGTGGTCCCTCACCAGTTCAAGCTACAGCAACTGCTACAATTGGTGCTGCTGGTTCAGTCACATCACTTTCTATTGGTAATAGTGGATTTGGTTATATTTCAGCACCAACAGTATCCATTTCAGCACCTGCAGGAGTTACAACTGAGTTTACAGCAACTGGTATTGCAACAATTAGATTTAACTCTATCTCCACTACTGGAACACTTGCAGCTACATCTACATCAATCACTGGCATCAACACAATTGGTATGATAATTGGTGATAGAGTAAGACTTGGTATTGGATATAGTGATTCTCATAATTTTATACCAGAAGGAACTTTTGTAAGTGCAATTGGTACAAGTTCAATAACACTTAATCAGGCAACGACAAATGTTGGTGTACACACCACATTGTTTGAGGTTGGTATTGATCAATGTGGTATTGTAACTGGAATCAATCTTACATTTGGTGGAGGAGGATATCTTAGCCCACCAACAGTTACCATCTCAAATGACTCTCAGTTTAAGAATTATGTTGATATTCAACCAGGTGTTGCAACAGCAATTGGAGTAGCTAATACAAATGCTGCTGGCATAGTTACAAGTGTAACAATTATAAACAGTGGTAGTCAATATGTGTTAACACCAACCATTACAATTTCAGCACCTGATTCTACAAGCACTGGATCATTTATTTACAATGAAACTGTAAATGGGTTGACCTCTAGTGAAGCAGCAATTGTCAAATCCTATGATGCTGTTAATAATGTGCTTGAAGTTTCACAATTGACTGGAATGTTTACACCAGGTGAAATTATAGTAGGTGCAACCTCTGGTGCCAGACATGTGTTAAAATCACAAGAGGAATTTGATACTGTTGATCCATTTGCTGATAATGACACAATTGAAATTAAAGCAGATGATATTATAGATTTTAGTGAGAAGAATCCATTTGGAATGCCTTAGTTAAAATATTGTTAAATAGTAATACGAATAAAAAAATACTATGTTTGAGTATTTCTATAACGAAATTTTTAGATCTGTAATTATATCTTTTGGTTCACTTTTTAATGGACTTGAGGTTCAACACAAAGATGACACTGATGATAATATGAGTGTCATAAAAGTCCCTTTGGCATATGGTCCTACACAAAAGTTTTTAGCAAGGATTGAACAACAAGCAGATTTGAATAAACCAGTTCAAATGACTCTGCCAAGAATGTCATTTGAGTTCAATGGTCTTCAGTATGACCCTGGTAGAAAAACAACTCAAACACAGACATTTGTAATTAAAGATCCAACCACTGGACAACCCCAAAGTAAGTCATATTTACCTGTTCCTTATAATATGTCTTTTGAATTGTCAATTATGACAAAATTAAATGATGATGCCCTTCAAATTATAGAACAGATTTTACCTTACTTTCAACCAGTTTATCATCTACCAATTAAGTTTTTAGGAAACTTAAATGAAAAAAGAGATGTAGCAATTCAATTGGATTCTGTGTCAATGGAAGATGATTATGAAGGAAATTTTGATACAAGAAGAGCTCTTGTATATACTTTAAGATTTACTGCAAAAGCATATCTGTTTGGTCCTCAATCTAATGTTACCAATGAAATCATTAGAAAAACTCAGATTGGTCTTATTGCTGGAAATAGAGGAACAGGTACATACTCAAGAGATCTGACATATACTGTTGTTCCAAAGGCAACAAAAGATTATGATGGTTCTGAGATAACACAACTTGCTGAAAACATTGATTTGACAGAAACTAAAATTACTGTTGAAGATGGTACAAAAGTAACCAATAATACTAATATCTACATTGGTGATGAAAACATGTTTGTCACTAAGATTTCTGGTAATGATTTGTCTGTCAAGAGGGCACAAATGAATACCACTCCACAAGAGCATGTGCTTGGAGCAGCTGTCTTTAGCATCACTGAGGCAGATAATGCATTTATAGAACTTGGTGATGACTTTGGTTTTGATGGTACTATATCATGAATGAAGACATGATTGACATTACTCCTATTGGTAAGGAAAAACCTGCACACTTGACTAAGTGTGATGTGGAGAAAGACTATGAGTATACAAGAGGAAATTTATACTCTATCATTGAAAAAGGTCAAGAAGCAATAAATGGTATTCTTGAATTGGCACAAGAAAGTGAAATGCCAAGAGCGTATGAGGTAGCAGGTCAACTTATTAAAAATGTTGCTGATGCAACTGACAAACTTATGACTCTTCAGCAAAAATTAAAAGATGTGAATGAGGAACAAACAAAAGGTCCTACAAATGTAACTAATGCATTGTTTGTTGGATCCACTGCTGAACTACAAAAACTTCTAAAGGACAATTCAAATAAATAGATCAAAGGGAGAGAAATCCCAAAGTATAGGATACTAATACCAATGTCACACAAAGAAGGTGAAAATTTACCGTCAGTTAATGATTTTTTAGAAAATCAAGAAGATTTACCTTCTTTGGAAAGTTTTAAGGAAGAAAATCTTCCATCACTAGAAGAATTTGTCACAACACCTAAAGAAGAAGACTCTGTAACCATTGAAGATGCAAATGGTGAGTCATTTTTAGAGGTAATAGATGTAGTAAAAGCACCAGAATGGCAAGAATTAGTGCGTCTTGTCAATGATGTAAGAAAAGATATACCTGAAATACCTGAAATTAAGTATTATGATGAAGAGTTAGAGCAGTTAGGGCAAAAAATAAGAGAAATTCAAGATAATGTCTCATTTTTTGATCAAAAAAGTTCAAAAATTGGTGATTTAGACTCAAATATTGCTGAAATTTGGGAAAAATTACCTGAAATTGAGTCAAAAATCCCAGAAATACCTGAAATCAAGTATTATGAGGGTGATATTGACTATATTTACAAAAAAATTGACCTTATAAAGGAAGAAATTGCAACTCTTCCAGAGGTAAAGTACTATGAAAATGATCTTGAAGAGTTAAAATTAAAAATAAATGATGTAAAAGAGTCAATTCCAACTTTTCCTGACTGGGTAAACAAAGTTGAGGAGGTTCCTGATTTTTCTTGGATTGGCAAAACCTTTAGTATAATTGATGATGACTTTAATAAGGTGCAAGGACACCTTGATTTGATAAAAGAGAAAATTGATTTAAGAGTTTCAGAGTTAAATGAGACTATTGAGACAAAAGATTTTGAATTAAAGGTTGATGTAAAAAATATAATTGAAAATCATCAAGAAGTAAAGAATAAAATATTTAATGAATTAAAGGAAACTTCAATTAGAGTTTGGGAACATCATAAAGAATTTAAAGATGATGATAGAAAATTAAAAAAAGCAATTTTAAGTGAGCAAAATAATTTAAAACAATCACTTGAAAAAGAGATTAAACGCATCAATCAGGAGAGTGTTAATACTGATGAAACTCTTTTAAAAGTTTTTACTGAACTGAAGGAGGAAGTAAATAATCTACCTCAAGTAAAATACTATGAGAAAGATATTGAAGGTCTGAGAAGTGAATTAAAAAAAGATGTAAAAGAAGTAAGAGAGGGATTAAAGGACTTAAATGCAGAATTGCATGTTTTAAGACATAACATAAAGGAAGAGCAAAAACAACTTACTGAGCAATACCTTTTAAATGAACCTCCTGGTGAAAAAGAAACTGCTGGAGGTCAAACTGATCCATTGACACCAATGGATCAAAAATTTGCTACATTAGATGATTTATCAAATCACTATAGATTATTCATTAATAGAATAACAACTCAACTTGCTACCATGGGTGGTGGTGGAGCAGGGTTTATTAAAGACCTTGATGATGTTGATATCTCTGGTCTTGAAGATGGATATATTCTTCAATATGAAGCATCTACTTCAAAATGGAAAACAGTTGAAAATGCTGGTACTGGGGTTGGTGGCACTTGGTTTTCAAATGATGTAGGTGTATCAACAACTAGAATAGTTGGTATAAACACAACTACAGCAAAAACAGGAAAATCATTATTTGTTGTTGGTGATGTTGAGTTTGATGGCAACCTATCAGTTGCTGGAACAATTACTAAACATGATATTATCAATCTAGATTCCATTGGAATTGTTACAGCAAGATCTGGAATTCATATATCATCTAATGGATTAGAATCATCTGGAATATCCACATTTAACACTGGAGTTGGAACAGTCCACATAGGTGTGGGAAATACAACTTTGCTTGTAGATGGTGATGCAAGAGTAACTGGTATTCTTACAGTTGGATCTGGATCAATTACTTTAAATCCAAATACAAAACAAGTAACTGGTATTGATGAAATTATTGTAGGGTCTGGTGCATCATTATCATTAGCACCTCTCTTTACAAGTAGGGGTACTTTTTCTATTGATTATTCAAGTTTAACTCTTAAAGGATTTGATTCACAACTTGATGGAACATATAATAGACAATCTGAATACTTTGTTTTAGATACAGCTCCCAGTGCATCTGGTAGTGCAAGATTTTCACAGAGATCTGATCATTATTATTTCTTGCATGAAAGTGATAACTCTAAAATTATCATCTATAATACAGTTGATACATTTTGGGTTGCAATTTATAGTTCAGGATCTAATTTTTCATCACCAAGTAATGGTCAAGTTGTAAATCCAGTTTCAGTATCACAATTTGTCACACCAATTAGAGAAGATTATGATGATAGTGGAAGAGCATCTCCATCATCTGGTTTTGGTATTGAGTATAAAACTCTTGTAACTGACCACACATCATCATTAGGTATTGCAACTGGAACTTCTTTAGATATATCAGGTATTTTAACTGCCTCAAGTTTTAGAGGTGATGGTAGTCAATTAACTAATATAATATCTGGTGTTGGAATTCAATCTGAATCAGTTCGTGTTGGAACTGGATTTACTGATATTAACTTTACTGGTGCTGGCATAACAGTTGTTGGTTCTGGAACAACTGTCACTGTTGATATTCCATCTTCAACTATTACTAGACAAACGGAAACATCCTCTGGAGTAACAACTGACTTTACAATTACAGGTGGTTACACTGTTGGTCTTATTGATGTATTTTTAAATGGTGTTAAACAGAGAAGCGGAGTTGACTTTACGGCTTCTGATGGATCAACCGTTACTATGACTCCATTTATCAGTGATGGAGATGTTGTTGAGTTTCAAAAATATGATAAACTTAATATCGCAGGAATTACATCAGTAACTAATGCCACTAATGCATACAATATTGTTGGTACTGATTTTTCTCTCAATACAAGTGGTATAATAACTGCTGCTAGTTTTGTTGGAGATGGAACAGGATTAACTGGTGTAGCTTCCACTGATAATATTATTACTGGAACTGCTGCAACCTTTACTGGTAATGTTAATATTAGTGGTGTCACAACTGTTGGTTTGTTGACTGCGTATACAACAATAAAAGTTGGTACTGCAATCACGATGGATTCTGCTAGTGGGATTGTTTCTGCAACGTCTTTCTCAGGAGATGGTTCAAATTTAACTGGAGTTATTTCTGGTGTTGAAATTGAAAATAATGGAACTTCTGTTGGAACAGGAATTACTGCCATTAACTTTAGTACTAATGTAACTGCAACTGCTAGTGGTGGTATTGCAACTGTTACTGCTTCTGGTAGTGGAGGAGGATCTGACGGACCCAGTTCAGTAATGATGGGAATGATATTCTAAATATAATTACGGAGATAAAAACATGGCTGCACCTAATTTAAAAAATCCAACAACTATCAATGGTAAGACTGCAAGAACAGGAATTACAACCACAGCAATCGTTGGTGTTGTTACTAATGCAGGTTCAAGTGGAAAAGTACTAAAAATAAATTCAGTATTTGCTGCAAACGTTGATGGGTCAAATGCAGTAGATGTCAGTGTATCTGTGTATGACGGATCTAATGATTATTATATTGCATCAACAATTAATCTTCCTGCAAATGCAACACAAATAATTTCTCAAAAAGATTCATACTTTTACTTAGAAGAGGGAGATCAACTAAGAGTAACTGCAAGTGCTGCTAATGACGTTAATATTATTGTAGGTTACGAGGACATCTCATAATGTCAAGAGCTAGAGGACTTATAACCGGAGATGGTTTTGAATCAAGAACCTCTGGGATGTATGACTTTGAAGATAATATAAGAATTGCTTCGATCTCTAATAAAGGATCAGGTGGTCTTAGAAAAGTTGGAATGGAGAATAGAACAGTAAGAGAAACTGGTATGACATATCCATACAGTTTTGCTTGGTCCCCTGATGGTCTTCATTTGTACATAGCATACAGTGGAGATTATATAAGACATTACACAGTCACTACACCGTTCACTGATGATGGAATTTCCACTCAGGAAACGTTTAATCATACTGGATATGATACCAACACTCTTGGTATGGAGATATCTCCTGATGGAAGGTACTTATATTTTGGTGGATTGGATAGAGATGGTGTATTGCAATTTACTATGACATCTGCTTTTGATGTTGCAGCATCAGCAAATAATACCACATTCAGTCCTGGATATGAGCAGTCAAATAAAAGATTGGATAATATTTTTAGTATAGGTAGTGCAGATGCATCTGTAAGAGGATGCGAATTTAATGGTGATGGTACAAAGTATTATTTGATTGGGTTTGGTGATGATAATATTCAACAATTTACATTATCAACGGCATATACAGTTGGAACGGCATCATATGATGGTGCTTACAGTCTTGGTGGAGATGGTATTACTAGTCCATATGGAATGAGATGGAATAATGATGGATCTAAGTTTTTTGTTGTAGATTATAATGCAGATACAGTGATTGAGTATAGTGTATCAAATGCATATGATGTAACAACTGGAACAGTAACTGAGGGAACAAATTATGATGTCAGTTCATATGAATCAAATCCATTTGATGTTGCATTTAATGCTGATGGAACAAAAATGTATGTTATTGGAAATGGAGGTGATGAAATTAATGAATGGACTTTAAGTACTGGATTTGATTTATCATCAACTGTCACTCATGTTTCAGCAACATCATTAGGGATGACAGACCCTGCGGCATTTGATTTTAGTCCTGATGGAACACTTATGGCAGTTATTGACTATGGTACAGATAACTTAAAAGGATTTACTTTAAGCACTCCGTTTGATTCATCAACAATTTCAGCAACACAATCAATAGATTTATCAAACAATCGATGGCCCTCAGCACCGAGTGGTAATTACTATTTGACAAATTATTGGCTTACCCCTACTGGATGTAGGTTTAATGGTGATGGTACTACGATAACAATAATGGATAGGTATAGTTCATCAAATGATAAAGCAGTATCTGTTCCATTAGTTGTGCCATATGATGTAAGAGGTTTTGCTGATGGTACAGTTGATGGATATACAGAGGGAGTTGGCAGTCCCAACAGTTTTAGATTTAGTCGTGATGGAACAAAATTTTATATATTTGATGGATCTGATGATGCAATCTATCAGTGGAGTTTACATACACCATATGTTTTAGGGAGAGGATCAACTACTGCAAATTATGATGGTAAAACAGCAGCTCTTACTACACCAGATGCAACTCAATATGCATTTGATTGGACACCTGATGGAAAAGGTATATTTGTTTGTGGTACTAGCAATGATACCATTTCTTTTTGGGAAGTTGCAACACCATATGATGTTACCAGTACAATAACATATGGACATGCTATTGATATAACAGGATGGGAAAATGATCCGAGAGAAATTCGTGTTGTTAATTGTTATAATGCAAACAAAGATACTAATTATGCTATTGCAAACCCAAGAACTGCTGGTTGGAAACTACATGTTTTAGGAACTGGTGGTGATTCAATTTATGAATTTGATATAAACTTCTAAATAGTTAAAAACCTCTAATGAGCAAAACTAGAGAAACAGCAAATATATTTTCCAGTGGTACTGCTGCTCGTTTAATCGTACCTAGTTTTTCAACTTCAGAGAGAGATGCTGGATCTTTTAATACTGGTGCAATCATCTATAATACTACATCAACGAAAATAGAATTCTATAATGGTTCATCTTGGACAGCACTACCAGGCATGTCTCTTGGACTTACTGTAGCACTGGATGGATAATGAAAACATTTAAAAATTTCATTTTAGAAACACCAACCAATCATGGTAACACTCCTGGAAACAGTGGTGCCTTTGGAAATGACTCATCTTCTTCTGGTCCAGTACCAGGAATAGATAAGAGATTATTTCCGACTGATGATGATTTATTGTCACAAGATTTTCAAACAGCAGGTGAATCTGGTCAAAATAGATACAATACTTTTTCATCAGTTTATCCTGTAATGAAGGTCACTCTTGGTGATAATATGGGTGATGGTCCATCAATTGATGCAATGGTTTCAGCATCAAAAGAATTTGTGAATAAAATGGATGAAGGAAATTATAATAGAGTAAGGAAAAATTTTAGAATGTTTGCAGAGGAATCAAATCCTCGTATTCCTAGAAAGAAGGGGCAACCTGCAAATTCTAAGAAGCACTCTGATCTTTACACTGATGAGAATCCCAAGGGAACTATTCATGGTTTAGGATTTAAAGATGTTGCCACTGCTAAAGCATCTGTTTCTAAGATTCGCAATTCATC